CAGCAGGCAGCTGTCCATCAGGCGGTGGAAGCTGCACTGCAGGCAGAACGCCAGAAGCATGCCGAAGAGATGAAGGCATTCTTTGCGGCTGCAGGTCTGAAGAATACCATCACCGGCGAGGTGATCGCCGACATGGAGGGCTTTAACAGCTGGAAGAAGAGCTTTGACGAAGCCAAGCTGCAGAGCGATCTGAAGGCCGGAAAGCTGACCCCGGATATGCTGGGCAAACTGGTCGCGGAGGCTGTGGCCAAGGATCCTGTCGTGCAGGAAGCACGCCAGATCGTCGAACGCAATACAGCAGCTGAAAACCAGCAGCGTGAAGCGGCAACCAGAGCAGAGACCGAACGTCAGCTGGCCGAGATCCGTAAGATGGATCCCAGTATTCAGACCCTCGGAGATCTGCTGAAGGCACCCAATGCCAAAGCGTTTTATGAAGCTGTCAACCGCGGCAACAACTTTGTTGACGCCTATTACCTTGCCAACCGTGAGCGACTGGAGGCCGCGGCGGTCGAATCTGCCCGCCAGCAGGCCATGAGCAATGCACGCGGCAAGGAACATCTCTCTGCAACTGCTGCCAGAGGCACAGGCGCGATCACCGTGCCGGCTGCCGAGATGCAGATGTACAGAGCATTCAATCCCGGTGCAAGTGACGCTGAGATTCAGCGTTTTGCAAATAAGTACAGTAAATAAGGAGGTTTTGACCTATGTTTAGTGTTTATAAAAGCGACGCAGGCGCTGTGCCTCCCTGGGAGTATATGGAGGCGGCTGCCGGCACATACAAGGCCGGCCAGCTGGTGACTGTGACAAGCGGCAAGATCGCAGCACTGACTGCGGCGAGCACAACAACTCCCCCTTACCTGTGCATGGCCGACGCAGAGGTTGCAGCCGGTGAGCTGCTGCCTGTTGTCCGTACAAGTAAGGATCATATCTATGCGACCACCCTCGGCGCCGCAGCGGCCAGTGCTGTAGTCGGCACCAAACTGCAGGTTGCAAAGGACGGCCTGACAGTCAACGCTTCTGCCGAAGGCACCTTCGAGGTCACCTATATCGAAGGCACAGCTGCCGGCAATGTTGTCCATGGCCGCTGGGTCTAATCTTTGAAAGGAGGTAAAGCGACAATATGAATATCACATTTTCTGAGGGCTCCGGCCTGAACGACAGCGTATATGGCAACTGTCAGGCTCCCATCAAGATGTTTCTGGAGCGCCGCGGCGAGGAGTTTGAGCGCACCAGCGTTCTGAAGGATCTGTTCCTCATGGGCCAGAGCGAGAACTTTGGTGATGTACTGACCAGCCTGACCGCCATGAACGGCTTTGCACCCGTCGGCGAGAACGGCGCATATCCCACAGACGGCATGCAGGAAGGCTACAAGAAGTTCCTGGAGTATGTCACATGGAAGGATTCCTTCTCGATCTCGGCTGAGATGATCGAAGACTCCAAGCTGCTGGACATGAAGAAGCGTCCCCAGGCCTTCATCACAGCCTACCACCGCACCCGTGAGCGCTTTGGTGCATTCCTGTTTGGCAATGCCATCCAGGGCAATACAAGCGCGAAGTTTGGCGGCAAGGTCTTTGACCTGACCTCGGCTGACGGCGTTACCATGTTCAACACAAAGCACAAGCCCAAGGTGTCGGGCAATGAACAGTCGAATCTGTTTTCGGATGCATTCAGCGTTGAAGCATTGGGCCGCATGGAGGCAAAGATGCAGACCGTGCGCGGTGACAACAACGAGATCCTCGATGTTGCACCCGATACCATTCTGATCCCCAACGATGCCGATCTGAAGGCTGCTGTCTTTGCAGCAATCGGCGCAGACAAGGATCCTGTCACCGCAAACAACGCATTCAACTACCAGTACGGCCGATGGAACGTCATCGTCTGGTCCTATCTGAACGAGTTCATCAAGGCGGGCACCAAGCCCTGGGTCCTGCTGGACAGCAAGTACAACCAGACCTACGGCGGCGCCGTCTGGAATGACCGCATTCAGCTGGCGGTTCGCTCGACCATCGATGAGAACACCGATGCCAATGTCTGGCGCGGCCGCAGCCGTTTCAACGCTGCCTTCAATGACTTCCGTTTCGCGGCAGTTGGCGGCGTCACCGGCGGCACAGCGCTGGCCTAAATAGAAATTGCCGGAAAGGCGGAGGCACACGCCTCTGCCTTTTTGCATATCAGAAAGGAGAGATGGGATGACACCGGAAGAAATCATTAAACAGGTGGATGAGATCAAGCCGAATGCCTTTGATGATAAGACAAAGCTGCGCTGGATCGGCGAGCTGGAGGGTAGGATCGCTGCCGATCTCTTCCTGCTGAGTTCGACCGAGCTGCAGCAGCTGGAGCTGATCCATCCGGAGGGAATGGGGCAGGAGCTGCTGGTCAAGTGGCCGCACAACGATATCTACAGCCTGTGGCTGCAGGCCAAGATCGACTTTGCCAACGGCGAATACGATAAGTACCAGAACACCATGGCGGCCTACAACGAGGTGTACAACAATTTTGCCAACTGGTTTATCCGCACCTATTCGCCGGCACAGGGACACAGGGGGGTACATTAAATGCCAAGCTACGAAGATATTCTGAATGGTGGGCTGCAGGACGAAAACGCAGACAGCTATGCTGAAATGCTGGGCAGTGAAGCGGGAAATACATCCCCCTCGCAGGATCCGCCGTTTTATATTACGGCCTACGGCCTGGCCGTGCGCGCCGGCTTCCGCGGTCCACTGGCCGAATGGCTGATCAGTCTGATCGGCCCCAAGGGCGACAATGCCGAGCTGCGATACGATGTGGAGAGCCAGGCACTGCAGTGGAAACAGAGCGACGAGAGCGAATGGAAGACCCTGCTTACACTGGCCGATCTGCAGGGCGATGTGGTGGCGCAGACACTGGCCGCCGCTGAAGAGGCCACAAAACACGCGCCGAGGATCTCGGCAGTAAACCGCTGGGAGATCTGGAATGCCCAGCTGGGCGTCTATGAAGACACGGGTGTAGAGGCGATGGCAGGCGCGGAAACAGCACAGGAAGCAGCACGGGAAGCAGCCGGACACGCAGGGGATGCAGAGAATGCGAAAGCGGCTGCTCAGGAAGCGAAAGAGGATGCGAGCCGTGCCGCGAGTGCTGCAGAAGGTGCAAAGGAAGAGGCGGAACAGGCGAAAGAAAACGCAGAAACTTCTGCCGGGGATGCAGCTGCAGCTGCTGGCCGAGCATCTGGGTTTGCAGAAGCAGCTGCACAGGCCGCAGTTCGTCAGCCCATTCTGAGCGACAATAACACATGGATGATCTGGGATGCAGCACTGGGAACTTATAAGGATACCGGTGTTATGGCAATCGGTAAGGATGGCAAGAACGGTGGTGCCGGCCAGAGAGGTGCCAGTATCCTTCGGGTCACGACTGCACCAAAAATGCAATACACAGCAGATTCCAGCTATTTTGGATTCCTGCTTGAGAATGTTATAAGCGAGAGCGGCGCAGCAGAAGTGTTGGTTGGAGACCTTATCCTGTATGAGGATACGCTGTGTCGTGTTTCCGGTATTGTGGATTCGATCCTGCTGATCGGCAGCATGGATTCGATCGGTGGTACCGATGGCCAGCGAGGCACAGGCATTCTGAGGGTTACTACTGCACCCACTACCCATCGTTATTCCGAAGGCGTCATGAGTTATAGATTTTTCGGATTTAAGTATTCTGATGTCCTTGATGAAAGCGGCGCAACCGAGGTGTTAAAGGGAGATGTGATCCTGCACCAAGGTGTGCTATATCCAGTTTGGTATATCAATGAATATTACGGTAGTCCGTATGGCGCCTCTGTTGGTGGTGGAATCCAGCTTCGCGGCGAAAAAGGTGACGACGGCATCACGCCGCACATTGGTACCAATGGTAACTGGTGGGTTGGCGATCTCGATACGGGCGTTCCGGCTGCTGGCATTGTTTCGGATGTGAAGGTTGCGATGAGTGCGAATGCAAGCGGAGATTCGGTTCTGCAAATTACAGTTAGTTATGCGAAAGGAATCTCCTCTGTATACAGATTTCCGGTTGAACGAGCCATGAATGCAGACACATATCACGATTTGGTCAAGGTTTTATATGCCGGCGCTGATGGGTATTTGTACCGCGTAAACGATTTTAGTGATACTGCAAACAGACTGACGCTACAGGAGCTGAAAGATATAATTGTTAGAAGCGTACCACTTACAATAGAATTTTGGTCGGGTAAAGCGTTCTATCGTATGTCGGTCAATGTGATGTCAGCAGATGAAAGCTATGGATGGGTAGGTGTAAGCTACGCAGCGGCAGGCAGTACAGTTTTTCTGAACAAGGTTTTCTACACTGCAGAGCATGCTCCTGCGGTTTTGTATGCGTATTACGTTGATCGCTATCTATACCGGACAAACGATTTTGGTAGCGCAGACAATAGATTGACTTTGACAGAACTGGAAGAAGTGTTCCGCCGAAACGGTAAGGTTAATCTGTGGGTTCAAAAGGGAGAAATACTCGCTTGCTGGCCAAGTGTCAAAATTTTGTTTTTCGAAGAGAATGGAAAAAAGTATGGACTTGCTCAGATCAATGATGATGAGAATGACGGCGATGGAGTAACGCCATTCTACACTGCAGAGTATGAAGCAGAGGAGTTGATCGAATGATGAACACCGTACATTTACTCTGGATCGTTCCGCTGTCGGCCGGGTTTGGCTTTATGATCGCGGCGGTGCTGGCTGCGGGGAAGGAGGGTTGGAATGACGATTGAACTGACGCCCCAGCTGATTATCACAGCGGGCGGTGTGTTGACGGCATCACTGGCCATTATCGGCGCGATCGCCAAGGCCGTCCGCTGGATGGACAGGCAGAAGAAGCAAGATGAAGAACTCAAGGCGCTCCGTGAATACCACAAAGAGGACGCCGACAAGCTGCGCGAAGAGATGAAGCAGGAACAGTCCCGAATGAATGAAGAACTGACCCTGCTGACCTACGGTGTGCTGGCCTGTCTCAAAGGCCTGCGAGAGCAAGGATGCAATGGGCCGGTGACGACAGCCATCGACAAGATCGAGAAGCATCTGAATCAGAAAGCGCATGAGGGATAAGCCATGAGCCGGAGCAGAAAGAAACCGAAGATGAAGACGGCAAATAAGGTGTTGATCCTGCTGGGAAGCTTTGTGCTTGCCTTTGTGGTGACCATGATCGTCACCTACTGGCGGTTCCAGAGTGTACCCGACACCCTCATCCAGTACACCCTCGGGGCGGGCGGCGTAGAGCTGCTGGCGCTGGCAGGCATCAAGATCAGCAAAGTATGGAGCGGCGAAGATGCCGCAGAGGAGGAAGAACACTATGAATGAGATTATCCGTAAACTGACCAGCCGAAAGTTCCTGCTGGCGCTGGTCGGCGTGGTCGTGGGCATTGCCATGGCCTTCGGAGTAGAGAGCGGCGAGATCATCGGCGCCGTCACCACCATCGGTTCGATCGTGGCCTACATCACCGGCGAGGCCAAGGTCGATGCTGCAGCTGCAGGGGCGAAAAAGAATGAGTAGAGATATGGAACTTCTCCATCCGGAGATGGAGCGGCTCTGCCAGCTGTTTGTGGCCGAGTGCCGGAAGCGAGGTCTGATCGTGGGCATTTCCGATACCTGGCGCAGTAAGACTGAGCAGGATGCACTCTATGCCCAGGGGCGTACCAAGCCCGGCAGCATCGTCACCAACTGCCGCTATCCCTACTCGCCCCACAACTGGGGCGTGGCCTTCGACATCTACCGCAATGATGGCAAGGGCGCATACTATGACGCCGATGGATGGTTTAAAAAGTGCGGGCAGGTCGGCAAGAGCCTCGGCCTGTTCTGGGGCGGTGACTTTCGCTCATTTGTCGATCAGCCCCACTTCGAGCTGCCGGAATACCTGCCGCAGAACAGCTGCAGGACGCTGATCACGAAGTATGGCACACCCGAAAAGTTTAAGGAAACATGGGAGGAGGAAGACATGACACAGGAACAGTTTGACAAGATGATGGACGCATGGCTGCAGAAGCGAGCCAAGCAGCCGGCATCGGCATGGGCGCAGAAGGAGCTGCGTGATGCCAAGGCCGCCGGCATCACCGACGGCACCGCACCCCGCAGCTTTGCCACCCGAGAGGAAGTGGCAGCCATGGTGCTGCGTGCCGGCAAATGAAGTGAGTGGAAAAACGGGGTCGATT